GCCTCGGCCTCGGCTGCCATGGCTTCGGCCTGGGCCTGGGCCATGACGGCGGTGGCCTGCTGGATGGCGGCCAGGGTGGTTTCTGGGTTTGGCTCGCCGATGCCTTTCAGGATGTCGGTGTACTGGCGCATCATAGCTTGCTGCATGGGCGGGGCCATGGCGGCGAACTGGTTGAGCACGTTGATGATGGCTTGGCCGACTTCCACCATTTGCGAGCTGTGGGACTTGGTGAGGCTGATCTCGAAGACGTTTCGCACATCTTCAGGGAAACTCTTTACCCACTGAATCAGAACCATGGCCTTTTCTTCGCCCACCTGTTTGATGAGGGCCGCCAGCCCGGCCTCGGTGTTTGTCATCGTGTAAAGCTCGATGTCGATAAAGTCGTTGAGCATGGCTGTCAGGCCTTCCACGACTTCGTTTTCTCGGGCGCGCAGGCTTTGGTTGCTGGTGTTTTCGAGGATCTTGGCAACGCCTAGCGTGTCCTGGCCCGGCACATCGGCCACGGTGGAGTCGGCGGGGCTGGTGAGCCCGGCGTTGATCTCGGCCCGGCCAATGAAGCGGTCCATGAGTTCGGAGAAAATACCCACATTGGCTGGCTCTACGGTCTTGACGGCCATGGCGTCGTCGGCGGTGAAACCTGCGCGGAGTTGGTAGCCTTCGGAGTTGCGGAACTGGATGCCGCCGCCGTCGATGCCCTGCTGTGTGGCTAGGGGATTCTCAAAGAGCACGTTGCCGGAGGTATTGGCGTCAAACTCGATGCGGTTCAGCATCTTGTCGGAGACTTCATGCCAAGTGTCCAGAAGCTCGTAGTAGCCTCGGCCTGTCCAGCGGTGCAGTTTCGGCCAGATGCGGTGGTCGGTGTAGGGGTGGGGTGCCTCCTTGTCGGACCATGGCAAGATGATCGTGGCGTATTCGTAGTGAATCGGGATTTTAGCATCCCAGTCAATGAGGACGTAAATAGGTTCTGCATAGCCGTCGCCGTCGGCATCGTAGCGAATCCATGTCTCTACATAAACGCGGGTGCGGAAGCGTTTTGGATCTTCCGTAGCTGGGCGCATGGAGGCTTCGTTCTCGCCGTCACGAACTCGGTTCAGGTTGGCGCGGACGGTGTAGGTGTTGTTATCGGCCCCGCCGGTCAGGTTGCCGGTCTTGGCCTTGTCGTTGTAGTCGTCAAACGCCTTTTTCTCGCGTGTCTCGGGCGCGTAGCCAATGAGCAAGTCGCCTGGATTAGCGGCGAAGACATGGCCTTTTAGCGGTGAAACGTCGAGGTTTTCGGCGTTGATGTGACAGAAAAAGTCGCCGTAGTGGATGACCTTAGTTTCTGCGCCCGGCTCCTTACTGGTGCGCTGCATCACAACCTTGGGCTTGGAAATTTGCAGGGCCGCCCCTACAGGCACAAAAATAGCCGGATCACGCTCCAATACTTGACGGTCTGGATAAGCCGGGTCGGCAATCCATTTATCAGTTGATAGAACTGGCTGGCCTTGGCTATCTTTGATCACTTTGCCGTCTAGCGTCACAGTTTGAGTAACGACGGGCTTCATGTAATAGGCTTCGCTCAGCCCAGCCCGCGTGATCTCCTGGCCTCGGATGAGGCTGCCTTGCTTGGCCTTCTTGCCTACCTCGTTCAGTTTCGTGAGCTTGGCGCGGTGCTTGAGGCGCTGCATCAGGATCTCAATCGCCGGGTTTTCGTCCTCGGCCCCCTCGGCATTTGGGCCAAAAAAGGCGGGCGTAGAAAGTAAATCGTTGTCCATCTTGTCGCCGTGCTGGTTCACGGGCGTCATGGGCAGATTCAGCGAAAGATTTGTCTCGCGGAAAAGCAGGCAGTTGGCCTTGCGGTGCTCAAAGTCCTGCTCGTAGGCAAGTTGGTAATTGTCCCAGCGCCAAAGGAGAGAGCCAACGGTATAATCTCGGCTGGTGGTCTGGACGCCCATAAGTTGGCGGCAGTTCTCCACTTCGGCGATGACATACTGAACGAATGCGCTCTCGGCGTCGTCACTTTCAAAGGTAAGATGGGAGTTGATGAGGCGCTGCATTCGATATTGTGTGTAGTTATGGCGTGGCTGTGGCTTTGTGCAAGCCCATTGCGTGGGCCTGTGCCCTGGCGGCGGCCATGGCATCCTCGCGGGCCTTCTTGAAGGCCTTGATTAGGCTCTCGCCGGGCTGGGCCTTCTCGCTTGGCATGGCCTTGGCTGCCACCTTGGCGGCATTGGCGGCATAGAGGCGGCCTGCCAGCTCGGCAAACTGCCGTTTCTTGGCTGGGTCTGTGATGGGCACAGGCTTGGCTTTGCCGGGCGGGTTGGCAGTGTAGTCGTCGCGTTGGAGCGGTTGCGGGCTCCATCGTTTGGTGGGGTGCAGGCGGTTGGCGCGGTAGAGGAGGGCGTCAGGCTGTGGCGTAACCTTGGTGTTGGCCTGGAACAGCAGGCGGGCTGGCGGCGTGAAGGCCTTGGGAAGGCGCTCGCCAGTCGTGCTGATTTTGGGCTGGGCGGCGAAGATTGGCAGCTTGGGGGCAATGGTGGGGTTTGGCAGGGCGGCATAGCCTGGGCCTGCCGTCGTGCGCTCGCGTAGCACATCGTCCATGTTGCGGAGCGGCTGCTTGATGAGGTTTGGGATGACGTTGTTCATCAGCATTTTTACCCCGGCGTTTTGGTCGGGGTTCTCACGCTTCTCTTCCACGTCGCGGACAAACTGCATGGCGTTGGCGAAGCCTTGCAGGAATGACTTGTCTTCCAGTGACGAGACGAGACTGGACAGCATGTAAGTGGTGTAGCTGGCGTTCTCGCCCTGTGACTTGAGGCGTTTGACCTCCTGATAGTTGCGGTATGCGTCAATCCACGTTGTCAGAGTGGTGGCGGCTGGCTCGTAGCGGCCAAAGGGTAAACTGCCAAGCACCTTGCCCTTGCCATCCTGCCAGACAATGGAGTTTTCCCCGCCGTATTTGCGGAGGAACTGATCGGTTGCCGCCCGCTCTTTCAGTGAGTGCGAGCGAGTGCCAACGAGTAGCACAGGCTTTTCGTCGTCGTTGTCGTCGCCTTCCAGCATGGAGGCCAAGGCCAGCCAGCCAAGCCCGGCTAGCAGCGTCTCGGAGGCGTCTTTGATCTGCATGGCCTTTGGGTAGGATTTGATCATAGGCACGCCGTTCTTACCCATTGCCAGCCATCCTGCCCGCGTGAGGCCGTAGAGCAGGCTGATAGCCGAGCCACCAGCCTTTTTGATGCCTGCGCGGACAATGTTGGTCGGGGTGCGTTGGAATGGGAAGATCCAGCGCATGAGGCTTCCCACGAATTTACGGGAGCGGATGCGCTTTTGGAGCTTGGCGGCAAGGTCGGAATCTCCCTTGGCCTCGGCTTCGGCAAGTAGCTTTTCCAGGTCTTTAATGCCCTTGTAGCCGCCTAGCACGGTGTCCACAATCTCAGTAGCGGAGTTGTCGTCTTGGAATAGCAGTTCCTCGGCGGTCTTCATCACCTCGCCCCATACGGCGCTGGATGTGTCGTTGATGGTGTTGGCAATCTCGGTGTCGATGAAGTCGGCCCTTGCCTGCCCCCTCAAGCCCTGGGCCTTGGCCTCCACATGCGCCCGGCGGTAAGCCACGGCGGATGCCTCGGCGTACATGATGGCCGTCTTGAAAAAGGCGTCTGTGAAGCGGAGCACACGGCCCGGCAGGCGGCTGACACGGCCTGCCTGCCCGCCCACGCTGGCGCGGATGTTGCCCACTTTATCGAGGTCGCCGTCCACCATGTCGATTTGCATGGGCTCGCCAAGGTACTTGTGGCGGATGGTGTCGCCTTCGGTCAGGAAGGTCTGGCGGGCCATCTCGAAGGCTGGGCCGATGCCCTGCCAGAAGCCTTTCAAGATGTGCTTGAACTCGCGGAACTGGGGGGCGTTCGGGTCTTGGTAGGCAAGGTTCAGCGTGGCCTCGGCTAGGCGCTGGCCGGTGTAGTGCCATGCCACCTGCGCGGCATTGCCGGTGATGTTCGCCACCTGCGTCTGGGGACCGGACAGGAGGGGCCAGTTGATCCAGTATTCGTACACCTTGTCGAAGGCGCTGGCCTTGGCTGCCGTGTACTCGCGGGCGAAGGCGTAGTAGTTCGCCATGTCGTCGGGGTCGAATGGCACAAATACGCGCACGCGCTGGCCGCCCGGTGTCATCACCACCTTAGACATGAGCTTGCCGGAGTTGCGGGCCTTGGCGGATTGGAGTGCGTAGGCCATCACGCGGTTTACCTCGGCGGTCACGTCGGCCACGGTCTGCCGTTTGCCGCCTAGCAAGGCTGGCTGGGCTTCGATGGCCTTGGGTGGCAGCCCCAGCCCCACGGCCTTCTTGAGCTTGGCAAAGCCAGCCTTGATGAGGCCGCCAAAGCCGGTGCCTGCCTTGACTTGGGCGGCCACGGCGGGGCGGATGATGGCGGCGGTGGCGTCGTGGATGAACTTGCCCACGTCGTCTTGGTTGAGGTTGAGGGCGTTGGCAATGTGCTCGTCGGAGAAGCCTCGGAAGGCTAGGCGCATGATGTTGTAGCCGTCGTTGTCTTTGCCCTTGTAGGCGTCGAGGCCTTCTTTGACGGCGGGGAGGTCGAGGATGGCGGATTGCAGGGCTACGCGGTCGGTGCCGGAGAGCATGAGGTCGTCTTCGGTGACTCCGATGTTCTTCAGCACGCGCTCTTTGATCTTCTGGCTTTCGGCGTCGTCTTTCTCCAGTAGCTCCTCTTGTGTTTCCTGGGCGCGGGCGGTTTTCAGGGCTGCCTCTATGTCGGCGCGGCGGCTGCCCCGTGCCTCGGCTAGCTCGGCCTCAAGGCTGGCGATGCGGCGGGCCTTGCCTGCGGCGGTAGGCAGGATGCGGAGCTTGCGGCGGACGGCTTCGCTGGGGCCAAACACGATGTCGAGCGCCTTGGTCCAGCGTTCCTGCGGGCTTTCCAGCGGATCTCGGCGGGCGCTCATGGCCTGGGCTAGGCGGGTGCCGGTGTCGAGGTAGTAGTTGCCCACCTTATTGAGGAGGGCGCGGATGTTCTTGTCACCGGTCAGGCGGGCCTCGCGGGTGAGGAACTGGAAGGCTTGGCCGAGTACGGCCTGTTCGTCCACGTCGAGGAGTTTGCTTTCTTCGGCCATGTCGGCGGCCCACTGGACGTACTTCTCGGAGTCGCTATCGAAGGTTTCCTTTGCCCATTCGCGGAGCTTGTCGAGTTGCACGGTTTCCGGCCCGCCTAGCTCGTCGCGGGCGGCGGTCAAAGCCTGATACACGGCGCGGGCCTCAGGGTACTCGAACTGTTTGGATAGGTTGCGCCCCGACATCTTGCCGCTGGCCTGCATGGCGTCGATGGCGTCAGGATCGTTGCGTAGCGCCTCCCTAGCGGCAGACTCTTCCTCGGCTAGGCGTTGCTGCTCGGCCATGAAGGCGGCCAAGTCTGGGTCGGCCTCTTCGTCGGCCTCGGGCTGGCTGGCCTCTTGGCTGGCTGCCTGGCCGCCTTCTGGGGCGGGCGGGTTGCGGAGGGTCGCTTGATTATTTGGGGCGTAGGTTTCGACAAACGACTTGGCCCATGCGTTTTTGTTGATGATCTCCCCTGAGATTGCCTGTCCAGCATCCAGCGTTCGGGCAATGTCCGTGGCATTCACCAGCAAAGGAAACTCCGACATGGGCAGTTGGCGATTGCCGTCATTCCATGCCTTCACTGCATCACGAACCTGTGCCACATAACCGGGGGCGAAGTTGTTACGGTCGTTGGATAGATACGCCTCATTCAAATTACCTGTTGGCCCCATGGCGATGCCGACGAGGTTTTTATACGGCGAAAACATTCCTGGCTGTTGTTTTTCGCGTTCACCGCGAGCCACTTCAACCAATCCATCACCAACCATCTTTTGGAGCTTTTGGCGCAGTTTCTTGGGCATTTCTGTTGTGGCGATAAACGCGCCACCTGGATACCACTCGCCATTAGGGCCGACTTCGCCGCCTGCCTGCGCCCTCTTTTGGTCGCCCGGCGTGACGGCCTGCCCGGCTGGCGGCAGGGCTAGGCTGGCGGGCTGGCCTTCATCGGCAGCCAAAGGTGTTGGCGTGGCGG